GTTTCAATCCATGCAGTGAAGAAGCTCTGCACCAGCGCCGCCATCAGCTCGGACTCCGTATAGCGCCGAAGCTGGAGCAGCGGCTCGATGACCTGCGCCAGATAGGGAACGCCGCGGTACTGGTCCGGGCGTTCACTGTCCATGATGTGGAGAATGTTCGGCAGGCCGGTCTTGGCGCCGTAGGCCTCAACACGCTGCCACTTCTGCGGCTCGCTGGTGATCTGGTGCGGGTAGGTGTTGCTGATGTGATAGGCGACCACGCGGCCGTTGCCATCCACCTCCACGCCGTCGTAGACCTTGTGGCCTGCGCCGGGCTTTCCCTCGGGGATCTTGCCCTCCACGAAGCCGCCGATGGTGACACCGCCGCCATATTCGCTTGGCGTGCAGGCGCGGTCCGCCTCCACGATGTGTAGCCGCAGGGTATAGGGGTTTAGTGGTGTTGCCGGGTATCGCTTGACCAGCGCGAACACGTCGCCGCTGAGCAGCCACGACTTCAAGGCGAGCTGCTGCAAACTCTCAAAATTGTTCAGGCCCAGCGCGTCGCAGTTCTGCTTTTTCCCTGCCCACAGCCGGAATTCCATCTCCGCCGCGTGCTGCCACTTCTTCGCCGCCTCCGGGGAGATGCCCAGCACCTCGCGGTCCACGGACGCTTTGAGCGTCAGCCCCGTCCCGATGACCTTGGTGCGGTTGGTATTGATCGCCGCCGTAGCCACCGGCGCGGCCATGTAGAGCATTCGCGCCCTCTGCCGCAGGGTGGCGTTGTTGCGGTTGATGTCCTCATTGGGAGCGCCGCTGTCCGGAACAAATCCCTTGAGCGCCCGCCGCGTCAAGCTGGCCCCGGCTTCGCTGTACCCCTTCGCCTGCGGCGCGGCTGCGCGGCGGCGGTCTTTCTTGTTGCTCAATGCTTATCGCCTCCCGTTTTCGGAATAAAAAACAGGCCGCCCGGCGGCGAAAGGAGCAAACTCCGCCAGGCTGCCTGTGCAAAAAGCCCTTTCGGGCGCTTTGCCGGTATCATTTTCGTGACCTCACGAAAAAGGTCACCAGTCGCGTGGAACGATGCCGAAAGCCTTTCTCGGCTTGCGGCCGTTCAGCTCCGCTAAAAGCTCATCGACCTTCTTCTCCGCGTCCTCGATCTCGTCCTTCAGATCAGGCAGGTCGAAGCGCGTCAGCTCGCGGTCGTCGATGACATAGCTTTTTACGCCGCCGTCCACAAGAGCCAGATATGCGGCGCGCAGCTTTGAGAGGGCGCTCTGCCAGAAGTCCAGCCGCGCCCGCAGTTCAACTTTATCCATATCGGACACCTCACCAATCGTCGTAGTATTTCTTTCCGCTTCTGCGCTTCGGCCTCTGCTTGGCGGCGGGAGGCGGCATGACAGGCGTTGCAACAGGGGCAGGAGCGCGTTCGCCGCCAGCCTCCTTTAGCCGCCTGTCTATCTCGTCCAGGTTCTTAGGGAGCGCCTTGAACGCCGCCAGCGCGTAGTTGCGGCAGTCCAGCGCCTCGTTGCGCTCGTGGCCGGGGATCTTCTTCCACTGCCACGGCTGCTTTTTGTTGGGGTCGTAGACCTTGACCTCGGAGAGCAGCCCTGTGAAGTAGCCGGAGCCGTAGTCATCCCGCTTGGGGAAGTGACAATATTTCGCGCCCGGCGTCTGTACGCGCAGGTTGTCCATGATGACCTCCTTGCCGGAGTCAACGCCGATCTGGTACTGCCAGCAGGTGCCGACCGCCGTCTGCTTGATGATGATCTTCTGCTTTTTCGGCGGCGCGGTGTAGGGCTTATCGCTGCCGGGCATACCCTTGATGCAGAACACCTTTTTGCCCAGCCGCGCCCGGCACTGCATACGGACCTCCTGTGTGAAGTGTCCGCCCTCGTCCACAAAGGACATTGACATTTTCAGCCCCACGCCGTTCTCAAAGCGCAGAACACGGTCAAATACCAGCTCGTCCAGCTGCGCCCATACGGCATCGTCGTCGGGCCGTCCCATGACGATGCCCTTCTCAATACCCCAGGTCTCACCAAAGTGGCCGTGGCCGACGATCTCGTATTCCATGCGGTCGTCCTGTGTATCGACGCCGGCCGTCAGAACAAGTACGCCCTCCGGCAGCTCAGCTGGGTATTCCTCCCGGCGCGCCATCAGACTGTCCTCGTCCTCCAGGTCGCCGCGATCCTCCCACAGCTCGCCGAAGCAGGTGTTGTAGACGACCTGCATCTTGCGGGTGCTGCCGATGGCGTTTAGGTATTTCAGAATGATGGATTCCCAGCTCGCCCACTGGCTGACAAAGGCGTTCAGCCAGAACGAGCGCGTGCCCTGCTCATAGGCGGCGGGGTTGTCCGCCTCCCATCTTGCCGGAGCGCGCTTCATTTCCGCCTCGGTGGAGATGCAGCCGCAGCCGGGGCAGGCATAGCAGACGCTGCGGACCTTATAGGTCTTTTTCCCCGCGACGATGATCTCGTCGTGCTCAAAGCGGATGTCCGCCCATTGGATCTCGTGATACTCGCCGCAATGAGGGCAGCGGGATTTCCACCGCTCCATCGTGCCGGTCGCGTAGGCGGCTTCAATGGCGCTGGCGTTTTTGACGGTGGGCGTGGACACCTCACCGCTTTTCGCGTTGTAGAATGTCGTCTGCCGCGCCATCGCCAGATCCCACGGGTCGCCCTCGTTACCGGCGGACAGCGCCCAGCGGTCGCGCTCGTCGCCCAGCACATAGCGGATAGGCTTTGACGCCAGAGCATGGGCCTCGGTGGAGCCGCACATCGTGAGGATGCCTCCGGGGTAGGTCTTTTGCAGAATGGTGTTGCCGCTGTCGCGGCTCTTAGGGTCGCTGACCTTCTTTCGCAGCGTGGGGCAATCGCGGATCATCGGCGCGATGCGGAGCTTGGAATACTCCTTTGCGTCAATGGTGGTAGGGTGGACAAACAGGATCGAGCCGGGGTCCTGGTCGATCACATAGCCGATGCAGTTATTGAGAAATTCAGACTTACCGACCTGGGACGCGGCCACCATGACGATGTGCCGTATCTTTGGGTCAGTCCATGCATTCATCGGCTCGCGGAGATAGGGGGTGCGTTCAGTGCGCCACGGTCCGGGCTCTGCAGCGCTCTCGGCCGACAGGCGGCGATTCTGCTCCGCCCATTCGGTCACGGTCAGGTCGTCCGGCGGGAGCATACCGGCCATCGCCTTGGCGATGACCTTGTTCAGCCGGACGGCGGCGAGCCTACTCGTCATCGCTGTCACGCTCCGACCAGTCGCGCCGTTCTCTCACGCGCTCCTCGTATTTCTTGGGGTCGTAGTGATACCCGGCCAGCTCCCGCATGACCTTGCTGACCTCTTTGCGGATAACTTCGGACGCCTCGGCAGGCGTGGACACAGCCGCTACATCGACGGCCAGCCGCCCCGGCAGCGCATTGAGCGCGCCGCGAATGGTGTAGACCAGATCCTCCGTCAGCGCGGCAACGTCCTCCGCACGGTGCATGGTGCCTTTCAGCTCCTCGGCCTCCAGCTTGGCGATGGTGGCCTTGGACGCCTTCATCGTCGTCTCCGCCACGCGGCGGGTCTTCTCCAGCTTCTTATCCTCTTCGTCCATCGGGCCGTCGGACAGGAACTTAACATACCGCTGGACGGAATCGGCAAGGAGGAAGCGCCCCTTGCTGACCTTTTGCAGTTGACCGTCCTCCGCCATCTGGCGAATGCGCCGTCCTGTGATGCCCAGGACGCAGGCCAGCTCTGTCGTGCTTACCTCCGTTTCCTCGGTAATGACATCAATAGCTTCAGACATGGCGCTCCTCCTTCCTTGCGCAGTCCAGCCGGCTTGACTGTCTGCGTAAATTGTGATATGGTATCGATATCGTAGATTCCATATCGCCTGAGGGCGCAAGACCTGACTGTTGCAGCAGTCGGGTCTTTTTTTATGTCCGAATGCGGGACTCACCAGAATTGCACTGGAGCACACAGGCCGGTACCAGCAGCTCTGTGCGAGACCCTTATCCCGCGTGTGGTCTTATATTTCATAGGAGGCCTTTATCTGGACTTCCTCCACATTCCTGCGGAGAAAGACGGATAAAGCGATGGGGATTGCGGCAGGTACCGCCACAGGTGCCGCGCTTGGCACCAAAAGCAACGCCAAAGCGGAACGGAAATGCCAAAATTTTGCCTTGGTAACTACGCTTTTTTCGGGGTCGGCGAGCCCGCGGCGTGTGGGGCGGGGGTCGTCACAGTACCTTTTGCCGTCGTCGCCTGTTGCAACGCATTTCCCCGCCCTCAGCGCGACGATGCCGAGAGGGGGAGGGAGCAACACAGCCAGACGCAGATACGCCGCTCTCGTGCGATGTATGCGCCTGGCTGTGGTATTGTGTTATAACTTCGTCAGCAATTCCGCATGGCTATACCCCTTAACGCCCTTGGTCATCATGCCGAGGAAGTCATCACGCGAGAAATCAGAGAGCCGGAATACTTCTTCGGGTTTCATTCCGAGCTGTTTGCCGATCTCCTGAACGGACTTGCCCTCGTCCAGCAGCCGCTTTACGATGGCTTTCATCGGCTCAAGCAGATGTGTACCACGAGCGCGGTTGTGTGTGACGGTGCCGTAAATATCCTCGGTCGCGTCATCATGCCGCACGATCACCACCGGCACCTTGCCTTTGAGCATAGTGTGCAGCGGCTCCTCTCCGGCCACGGTCCAGCGGTGAAAGCCGTCGATGATGGTGTAGTCGGGACGCACAACGATGGGAAGCGTCCAGCCATTGGTCATGATCGATTGCACCAGCAGTTTCAGATTCTCACGGTTGACCTTGTTGGGGTTGTAGTCATTGGGTTTGAGCTGCTCCCTGTCTACCCATTGCAGGGAAGATAACGGGGCGAACAGATCCGCGTCAGCCATTTGCCTCACCTCCCTTCCGGAAGCGCTTGGCGTAATCGGCGTAGGCGCAGGATATGTCCTGATAGATGGCGCGCAGGGTGCGGAGCTTGGGATCACCAGCAGTCAGACCGCCGTACATTTTCTTGTAGTCGCGCGGCCGCGCCATTCCGTCCATCTGAATGAACATCTTGCGGTACTGCTTGGCGATCTTGCGCTTATGCTCCGTATTGAAGAAGTCTCCCGGGCGAACGAACAGCATCTCCTTCAGGAGCGCACGGTAGTCCTTGGTGTCCTCACCCTCCAGCTCCCGGCGCTTCCTTGTGGTGCGGTGGAACATTTCGCTGTCCCAGTACAGCATGGCAAGGTAGGCGTTCGGCTCGCGCCGAAGGACGCGCTCCATGAGCGATGGGTCATATTCGCCCAGGTGTACCAGCACGGGTACGGTATCAACAGAGAAGAACTGCGACACGCGCAGCTGATTCCGATTGACGCCGACCTGATACATCTGCAGGTAGACCTCGGGGACTTCGATGCGCTGGTCTCGCAGGTACAGCCAGACGTCCGCCGTCTTCCAGTCGTAGATGGGATAAATGGTGTTCGTGCCGGTGATGCCCTTTGCGCCCATATTCAGTGCCGCCATGTATTGGAGCCGCTGAATGGACTCTGCCGCGCGGACGCCGGTGATCATGATGCCGTCCATCGTCACGCGGGGCAGGAAGGATTGATAGTTGTCGATCCTTGGCCGGAGCTGCGGGTGATTGCGGATGGCAAAGGGCGGCGGCTGCCGCACCCAGACATCGCGCTTGCGTCGATCCCAGCAGACGAAGGTTTCATCGCTGGACAGCTCATTGAGACAGCTGAAATGCTTGACCTCGATGCACCACCATTGAAACTTGGCACCGGCAAGCAGGAACTTCTTCCGCCACGCCTTGGTCGTTGCTTCAATGGAATCGAAGATTGCCTCCTCGTCCACGAAAAGGACGGTCAACTGCGAGGGATTGATCTCTCCAGCCTGGATCAGCTTATAGGTCAGGTCGGCGAGAACGATGCTGTCCTTACCGCCGGAAAACGAGAGGTATACGGGGACGCCGTTGGAAAATACATTCTTGATCCGCTGGCGCGCCGCAGTCACAACGTCGATGTCTGAGCTGATGCGCTTTACAGCCATATCCGCTCACCACATTTCGGGCAGAGGATAAACCTCTTA